ACCTTCTTTGCCTAAAGAATTAGCTCTATCTCTAGGTAGGCATTTTGGTTTTCCTTCACCAGGATCTCTAGCACAATGGCCTTTAACATTACCTTTGGTGTCCATACGAACCCAATCTTGTTTAAACCATTTGCGTAAATCTTCATCAATGATTTCTTCATCTTCTTTTACGCAACTTCCAGGTGAGTATGGCTTTTTACCAGGAACCGGTCTATGACCTGGCCAGCAACGACCTTTTTCGTTTAAGAAGGATTTGAATGTTTTCATTTCTTTTCTTTGATCCAGTTATCGGGTGTTTTGCCATGTTCGGATGTAAAATCATTATGTAATTGTTTACCACTTATATTATGTTCTTTAGAAATTTTCATCATCAAATTATTGATTGTTTCATAATTGTGACTATTTAATTTTTGTAAACCTTTTTCAAGCTCACTAACATGACCTTCTTTTAATTTCTTTTTTTTCTTAACTTTTATTTCTGTAGTAACATTACGCATTGGATCTTTATAAGAATCCATATTCTCTTTATTACTTGCACCACCCAATGTACCACCAACACCACTTTCTACATCATTTATGAAACCATTATATTCTTTTATGAAGCTTTTGAAACTTTCACCAACAAAGTTATTGCTTGGTCTTGGACCTGCTGTATCACCAGTTGGTCTGTTACTTGTAGAGTATTCTTGGCCAATTCTATCTTTTTTAATTAATTTTGGCTTGACTTCTTCTTTATAAGTGGCATCACCTAAACCGGCACCACCTGTTAGACCATCATAACCTCTAGTATTGATTGTAGACCCAACACCGTCAGGTCTACCAACTCTAGTGGCTTTTAAAGAAGTATCACCTCTCTTTAACCTTTTTTCTTTGTCGTTGTCTTGTTGGAACCTTGACTCTTTGGCTTTCTTCCCCGCTTCGAGGGTTGGGGCTGTGCCGTAACTTCTGTTACTGTTGTTGTCACTCCTGGACTCGGAGTAGGTTCTGAAGGTGTAACTACCGGTTCGCTTGACTTTATCGAACTTGATATCGTCTGGGGCTCCGCCACCGGACTTGTCGTTGTCTGGAGGGATATCGCTTGGACCGGCTGCTCGATAGGCTGGGTTATAACCTCTGGCTGTTTTGGTTTGAATAGATTTAGAATTTTTTGAAACATTTTTTTCTTCCTTAAAGAGATTAGAGTTAACACTACTTATTTTTCCACGATTTTCCAACCATGAAAAGGCCACATCATTGTATAGTTTTTTATCAAAAAAGTGATTTATGCTTTGATAAGCGTCTGTAACGTCTTCCTCTATCTGTTCATAGGAACCATCGTTATCAAAGTGCATAAAGTATTCAAAGTTCTGGTGATAAGACTCTTTTAGATTTTGAGATTGAACCCATTTATCATGCCTCATCGATTCAGAGATTGTTCTTTTCAGTTTCTCATTTCGTTCTTTACTAACTTCATCAGTTGTGTTAACAAAAACCATCATGGTTTCATAACCTAAATCTTCTAATTCTTCCTTAACATATATCATGCGTTGAGCGTCATCAGCAGGTCCATTGATAATCAAAGGTGCTCTTGTTCTAATGGCTTCTCTACGAATGTCATTAGTTCTTTCAGATAATTTCTGTTTGTCAGCCAAGTAATCGAATGCTTGGACTGAATTGATTTCTACTGCTCTTTCTTCGGCAATGGCCTCACGGATGACCACATCTTTGCCAGAACCAGGTCCACCAGTTACAAAGATAGCCTTGAATACACCACGGTAGATATCTTCATGTAAACCCATACCCTTACGAGTATCATGCATTAATTCTTTTGCGTGTGTGTCTGAAACATGATGTGGAACGCCTTGTCTAAAAGATTTAATATCTTTATTCTTGGCATGTTCTCTCATTTTGGTACCAGACATACCAGTATCACCTTCAGCATCAGGATCTCTTTCACCAGCTGAGTGAACTGTAATCTTTTTGAAGTTATACAAGGCACCTTCATGTGTACCATTATATCTGTGCAACTTCTCTTTCATTTCTTTAACACGATCAGAACCAACCACCATATGGAGGTGAGTTGCACCCGATTTGTGTATTTTGGCTGCATGATGCAAGAATGTTGGATGTTCTTTATCAGAAGATTTAAAGTTTGTATCTGGAGAATATCTCTTTAGATGTTTAATCTTCTGTGCTGGTGATAATGGGTTTTTCTTAGCATCTTGTGAATGCGAAGTAACAACTGTGTGACCAGCATTATTCTTTTTAGCAATCTCTTTAACTTTGTCTATTAATTTCCGGTGGCCAGTTGTAGGCGGATTCATCCGACCAAAGGTCATCACATGATGTACCTCATCACTTTTGGCTTCTTGAACTAAATCTAAAAATGATTTCATTAATTAATCGCCTGATGTTTCACCAGAACCTTTTATGGAACTTAATGGGTCGGATTGTGAACTAAATTTGATTGAATGTCTTGCAAAAGTTTTTCCATTATGTTTAAAATGAATAGAACCGCCACTATGGTGAACCTCAATATGTTCAGGATGATTTAAAATATGTTCATGGTGTTGACTAGGATCAATTGAGTGATGCTTAAATTGTCCGCCAGAAGTATAAGAAACGTGTCTCATATGTGAATGGCCATGATTCTGCATTGGTGTATCATGTGCATGAATTACATTTCTAATATGATTTACCAATTCATGTTTAGGTGCGTTACTCAAATGTTGATGCAAATCTGATGCCACTTTATGTAATGTTTCAGTATTTTTCTTTTTAACAAACTCTTTCATTTTAGGATCATTACGCATCATCTCTTTTCTTTGAGATGCATTAGTTGCATGTGTTCCTAATTTTGGATATTTTTTAAGAATTGCTCTTCTATGTTCATCATGTGTTGATTGTGCGTGTGGGCCAGCAGCTTTAATTCCCAAATTGGATGTTGGTACATGTTTAGATGATGAATCTGTAACTTTTAAACTAACACCATGATGTTTAGTTTCTTTACCTTTTTTAGTTGTTGCAACAATATCTGAAGAATCTTCTTTTTGAGAAGCTTTAATACCTGTTGAACGCAATAAATCATTTGGTTGTGATGTCCAATGCACATCATGTAATTTATGACCATTTGTTTCAACTTTTTTCTTAATATCGTGAGCAGCAGATTTTGCTCTATCATTTATTTTTTTATAATCATCAGGATGTACAGTTTTCTTTAAACGGTCGTGAGCTTCTTTTGGACTATCTCCGTTTTTATCTGGATGTTTACCCATGTGTTTTCCACCAAGTAAATGATATCCAGTCAATATTTCATGCAGTTTACCTTTGGTATCAGAAGAAACTTTGCCTTTTTTAGGACCTTCTTCTTTTACGTCTTCGGTTAATTCTTCTAAATCATTTTCATCAGAAAAATATGTTTCTGATAATTCCATTTTTCTCAATTCTTCTTCGTCTTCATCTCTCAATTTCTTTAGAATGTCATCAATTTCAGCATCAGTTAATTTTTTTTCATTAAGTTCAACAGATTCGGATATTAATCCGGCTCTTTGCAACCAAATTCTTTTTTGTATTGATAAATTGTTTAAATTCATTTTCTTACCTTGAGTAAATTAGCTTTAGCAAATTCTGCTCTATTTACCAATTTTGTTGGTTCTTCTCTACCACTTTCAGGTTTATGGTTAATCACAAAACCCTCCGGTTTAGATTTTTTACCTTCAATGTGGTGTTCATATCTACCTTCATGTGTTTCTAAAGACTTCACCAAAGCATTCTTGGCTTGATGTAAATGATGGTGCATAGAGAATAGATTACTATAATGTTCTTTGTTCTTTTCAACATGTTTAATCTGGCGTTCACCTTCGGTACGCTTTTCAGCTTTAGACTTAGCAGACTTTACTTTAGAAGCCATTTTTTCATGTTGATTGTATAGGTGTGCTTGAAAACCCTTAACACTCGGAACTTCATCATGTCTTACTGTATGGTTGATGTAAGTTGACAGATGACCGGTTTCTCCACCATGAGCATGATGAACGGCATTGTACATTTTGTGGCCATGTGTATCATGTATATCTTTGGCTGCCTTCATGTGTTTATTAAACTCATGCTCATTCTCAGGACTATGATGTACCATGGATGTATCATGTTCTGCACCATGAATGTGTACATCTGGATGTTCTTTGAAATTCTTGTGGTCAACATGAGGCGAAGCATTTTTCATATCATCACTATACTTTTGGTGAACTACGACACCAAATTTGGATTTTTTAGCCTTCTTAGCTTCATCACCATGAGCTGTATATGTAATTGTATTTGGTGTAAAAGAAACTTTGTTTTTTGCAGCTTCAAACAGATGTTGTTCTTTTAATGTCTTTGTACCTTCATGATG